CTTCATGATGAATAATAAAACCCCCATCGGTTCGTCCGGTGGGGGTTTTCTTTTGGAAAATCGGTGATATGGTCTGATCAGTCAAAGGGCGTGATCGTTCTTATCCTGAAAACGAGCCATAGTCGCCGACAGAATCATAATGGCAGAGCAAGCCATATACTGAGAAAGCATCATAACCTTAGTGCGAGCCAGCGACAGTGAAAGCTTCATAGCCTGGGTGCGAGCCAGTCAACATGAGAGAATTAAGAAAGCGAAGCGAGCCAAAAAGCTACATAGAATCATTTCAAAAGAGCGAGCCGCAGGCTAAGAAAGCGCCATAGAAATAGAGCTAGTCAAAGGATTTGATAGATCATAGCGTCTGAACGAATCAGGCGCGCGGATAGCATCAAAGAACATGAATGAGCCATTGACTCTGAAAGTATCATAGTGAGAGGGCGAGCCATAAACGATGAAAGCACCAAAGTTGCGGATCGAGCCATCAAAGAGGACAGATTAAATCAACTGAGCGAGTCATTGAAATAGATTGAACCATGTTGAACAAATGAATCGGATGAACTGAAAGCATCAGGCTTAAGGAATGAGCCTTACGATGGGAGAGAATCAAAGGTTAGAAGCGAGCTATTGTGAATGAAAGATCAAGTCAGGAAAGCGAGTCACACGGTTGGATTGAATCATAGAACGAGAACGAATCAAGTAGATGAAAAGCACCCAACATCGAGAATGAGCCAGGATGTCCGAAAGAACTATTCCGCCTGAGCGAGCCATCCCCATCGACAGAATCAGATCAGCGAAGCGAGCCAGAACGTTTGAAAGAACCAATCCATCGGAGCGGGTCACATCGCCAGATTGAACCATACACAGAGAACGAATCAAGCGGAGAGACAGCATCACGCTCAAGGAATGAGCCATTGGGTTGGAAATAACCATTACATCTGAGCGAGCCAGGACGTTCGAAAGAATCACGAAGTCTGAGCGCTCAATTCTGATCAAACCTCTCTTGCAGCAAGACTTGAAGCTCGAACCAGGAACTTTGCTGGTTCGGCTTCCAGCTTAATGCCTCCCATTTGCGAGCCGTGGTTTCGCTCGGAAGCGTGTAATAGAAAAACAATCCAATATGCGCCCGCAAGAATGTCAAAATCGTATTGTAATCGGTGGCTGATAGCTGATTCCATGCCAGCGTCGCATTCAGCGGTGAATTATTCACCCCATCAACAGCCGCCACAACATATCCATCGCCGAGCTGCGAGCGCAGCATCCGTGGCTGCTCATCCAAATTGAGTGGCGCGAACGGTGGAACCGGCGGCGAAAAAGTGTCCAATGCCATCGTCAGCCGCCTTTCCTATTGAGCATCCCGCCCGGCACGCTTTCTTGCAGGATAACCTGGTGCACCGCGCTGGTGACGCTGTGTTTGAGCTGCTGCTGGATCTTCATCTGCGTCTGGTGGTCAATGCCGTTCTGGCCCGCCGCGCCAGCCGCCACCGTGATCGGCGCATTGACGGTGATAGTATGGCCGCCGCCCCCGCCGCCACCCATGGCAATACCCAGTTTGCCGCTGGCGTTCCGCTGCAGCGGCACGATCGCCTCCGGGCCCGCCTCGCCCATCAGCGCCATGGGGACGGCGGTGGGCTGGTCGATGATGGTTCCAGTCGCAAAGGGTGTCACACGGCCCGGCGCGAAGACGCCGCCATTGGCAAACGGCATGATTTGGCCACCGCTGGCAATGCCGCCATTGGCCAGGAAGCTCCCGATGGCGCTGGCAATGGAAGAAAAAATACCCGGCGATCCGCTGCCAACCGTCGCACCCAGCTCATCGACAAACCCCGGCGCCGCCGCATTACCAAAATTCGACGCCGCTGTTGCCGATGAGAACAAGCCTTGCAGGCCTTTCGCCGCCAAAGTGCCAAGCTGCCCCTTAGCCGCACCGCCAAAAAGACCTCCTATATCGTTCAAAATACCTCCCGCGACAGATTGGCCACCACCCGGCGTCCCGTAGTTTTGGCTGCCGGGACCGTTCGACCCTGGCGCCTGATCCGCCGTACCGTAGGCGCTTCCGTGGTAGAGCTGCTGGAAGAAAGACCCCAGATTATTCTGCACCGCGGCCGTGAAAGGCTGGCCGACCGAAGCCTGAAACAAATCCCGGCCCGAACTCATAAGCAGATTCCGAAGCTGGTATTTGAGATACAAGCCCTGCCCGTTCGGATGCTGGAAGCTGAAAATAGAATTGGTCAGCGCGCTATCGGCCGCCTGCGGGATCTGGTTGAACGCGGCCTGTTGCTGGGCTTGCTGCTGAGCCTGATATTGGAGCTGCGCGTCCTGCGCGGCGCCGGCCAGATATTGCTTACCTTCGGTGCTGTTTGCGGGGATATTCAGTGACTGCAGGGTATTCATCGCCTCGGCCCGGGCGCTCGCCTGGGATTGCTGCAAGGGCGATGCCACCGGACCCAATGAAAGCTGCGCTTGAAGGGCTTGGCGCCGCTGGCCTTGACGCTGGATCTGCGCATTCAGCTCGGTGATGTTCTGGCCAGCGATCGACGCACCCGTCGATGAAATGACATTCCCTTGCTGCTGGATATTCAGCCGCGCCGCCGCTTTCTCGGCGCTCGTGGCGTTCGGGTCAGAGAGCACCTGCTGCGATTGGCGGATTGACTCATTGGGCGCCACGCTTGCCTGGGCGATTCGCTCCTGCGTCGGCCCTTTCAGCGCCGCGTCGGCGAGCGCCTTGGATGCGCGGACTTGGACATTTGTGGCGGCCGTTGTTTTGGCAGCCGCTTCGGCCTGGCCGCTCAAAGCCGCCGTCAAAAGCTCGGCCGCGCGGGCGGCCTGCTGCATGGGCGACGCATTGTTCGCCAGCGCCTCCAATGTCGCCTGAATTGTTGCCTGCGCCCGGGTGGCAGCACCCTCACCCTGGCCGTAAGCATTCGTCATCGAGGCCGATTGATAGATCTGGTTATTGGTCTGACCATAAGAGGAATCATATTGCGATTGCTGACTGAGAACAGCTTGCGTGCGGCGTGAGGTCAGATCTTGAGCAATCAAACCGGGGTCACCGAGGTTTGGGTTTGCAACAATTCCTGCCAAAGCAGCTTGGCCAGACCGGCCAGACAATAAATAAGGTTCCTGCGCCGTTTGAGAAGCGACTGCGACATTCGTTCCAGACTGCATCTGCTGAATTTGTAATTTAGTATCCAACTGACTGTTTTGAGTTGCCGCATCGACAACCGGTTTCAACACGCCGACATTTCTTCCAAGGCGCGATTGCTGAATCGCGTAATAAACAGCTCCTGATAAATCCGCACCTTTGAAACCAATTTTTTGTGCTTGCGCTATAATTTGATCTTGCGTCAGGCCACCGAGTTTTTTTGAATTTTGCGGATTACTGGCTGTGATTCTTGCTATATCCGTGCCGATACTCGCCGAACCATTATTCGTGCCATACATTTTGAATGCCGTCGCGACGTCATTTGGATTCGACCATTTTCCGTGAATTGCCGTCATATTTTGTTGATCAAGTGCAGCCGCCGCTTCAATCGAAGCGGGCGCGTTCGTCCGGTCAGTCAGATGAAATTGCTTCGCGGTGTCGGTGCTGAATTGACCAAGACCCACATGATCGCCGTTGACCTGATTGGGGTTTCCACTGCTCTCCTGATAAAGCTGCCAGCGCAATTGCCGCGTGGTCATACCGTGACGCTTCGCCGCGGCCGCAATCATCGGCTCGTAAGGCTGCATCACCTTCATCGCCGCCGGCGACAATTGCCCGCTGACCGACACGTTCGGGCGGTCGGGCGCTGGCGCTATCCCGGCCAATGCGTAATTTGTCACCGGACCAGCATCGCCGCCGGCGTATCCGATAGATGCAGGGCCACCCATGCTTTGCGTGACGCCCGATCCGGTGCCGATCGACGCCTGGGTGACATAATAAGCCTGCGTCGGCGACGCGCTCTGCAAGGCGGTCGGAAGAGAGCCCGCCATCTGGTCAGGTAGCGGGGTGGCAAAACCCATCGCTACCGTTTGCTGGCCACCGCTTGGTTGCGATGCAGTCCCAGCTTGGCCTGGCATTCCCGGAATAGCACCCAACAGCGGATTGTTGCCGTTTTGAAAAAAGGCCTGTACCGCTTGACCAATGGCCGCTACATCGCGGCGCTGGCTAAGAGGCGCGCTCAATTCAGCACGCTTCACACCCGCGCTAATTTGCAAATTATTAACCTGATTCTGCTCCTGCATGAGAGCATTGATCTGATCGATTTTGTCCTTCAGCTCGGTGTATTTGTCGATTTGCTGCTGGACATATTGCACAGCACTTTGGCTGCCTGACGCCTGAGCCTGCGCCAAGGACTCGGCGTAGCGCTGCTGGGCTTCCAGTTTGTTCGCCAGCTCATCTTCGACACCCACCCGCCGCTGCGAAATCGACAAGAGGGTGCGCTGATCCTGAAGTTGCTGCGCCTCGCCGGCCGTGGTTTGCTGCGCGCCGGTCATTCCCTGGATAGCGAGCGCGCCGCCCGCTGCGCGCCGGTATTGAGCAGCGCCCGAGGCCGTGCGGAGATAGGTGTTCTGCTGCTGGGCCTGCGCAAGCTGGCTTTCGAGCTGCGCGCGGTCCTGGGCGGCGAGAAGCCCGCGGCTGCCCACCATCGCCCCGCCGGCGCTCTCCACCGCGCCGAACTGCCGGTAGGCCTGCGTGTTGGCAAAATCCATCTGCTGCAGGTTGCCGAGCGCGTCGAATTTTTGCTGGCCCTGAAAGACGGATGAAGCCCGGTTGCCGCTGCCCATCGCCGCCGATTGGGAGAATCCCTGGCTCAGTGCTGCGTTATAAGCCGTCAACCTGGCGCGCTGCAGCCCGACCATCGCCGAGCCGCCGCCGACATAGGTTCCGAGCGTATCGAGCATGGCGAGCTGCGCGCGGGTGGACTGCACGTCGCCGGCGACAAAATTCTGCTGGGTTGCCGCTTGGTTCGCCAGAAAGGCCTGCCGCTGCGGGGTTGTCAGGCCGACATTCACATCGCCAACACGGGTGCCTGCGATGATCTGCTGCGGTGTCAGCGCGCCGCCGCCGGCCGCTCCCGTCATCCAGCGGGAAATCTCCGCCTCCGGCACGTTGTTCCGCTTGGCAAAAGCAAGGAGCGCCACCGCCAAGCCCTGGTTTTCGAGCATCTGGGCGTTGTTCGCGCCGCCCTGGGCAGCCGCCAACCCCTGATCACGAATACCCATTGTGCTGAAGAAACCAGCATTCAGCCGGCCATTTTTATCCTTGGCGTTCGCCAGGATGTAATCGTTCGCGTTCTTTTGCTGGTCGAACGCCTCCTGGCCGCCGCGCACGCCGTAAAAGCCCTGCAGCGATTTGAGATATTGCGGGTCGTTCCCGCTAAACATCGGCGCTTGCTGCATGGCGCCATAGACATTCTCGGCACCCGAATACCCAAAATCGCTGGCATTCTGCGCGTCCACTTTATACCGGTCGAGGAAGGCCGCCGACCCTTCATCCTTGCCCCGCGTGAAAGGCAGCGGACGATAGCCATCGACGAAGGAATTGTTGAATTGGCCATTTTGGCCATAACGGCCATATCGCCCGGGCGCAGCCCGGACCGCCTTGGTGTTCTGGCCGAACAGCCTGAGCTGTATATCCCTTGCCGTCTCCACAATCGGCGCTGTCAGCCGGGCAAAATACCCACCCGATTCCTGCGTACCGCGTGCCCGCGCCGCAATCTCATTGCGATCGGCCACATAGGCATCGCTGTTCTCGAATTGCAGATATTTCCCGAATTGAGTGTTCTGGTAGATATCGTTCATGTCGCCGGAAAAGGTCAGCTTTTCCATGTCCGACATATTAAAGGGATGCTTTTTGAGCCGGTTCATCAACGCTTGCATCGCGTTCCGCTGGCCGAGCATCGACGTCCGGGCCGCACCGCCATAATCGCGCTTGTTCTGGTAATCCATCCCCCAACCCGCCGCGACATACTGGCTGAGATCGTTGTAAGCGCGCGCGTCCTGCTGCTGCTGGCGCGTCATGCGGGCGACCTGCATCTCGCGCCGGCCCGCCTGCACGCCGAACTCCTGGCTCTCGCGGAACATATTCTGCTGTTGAACCGTGCGGTAAGGCTCGGAATTGATCGAGGTTTGAAGGCCTGGCGTGATCGGGCCGAGAATCGCCTGCTCAGTCGACAATTTTGACGTCGAATTCCGCTCGCGGCCCATGATTCGGACAAATTGCGCCAGAATTTCATCCGACGTCTGGTTGAGGTTGACCCCGTTGCGGGTTAAAATCTGCCGGTAGGCCTGCCCCTGCGCGGTGGTGCCGTCCACGGCCGAGCCGATACGCTGCAAGGCAGCCGTCGTCTGGCCGGCGTTCATGTGCAGATATTGGGCTTGGCGGTTGAACTGTTCCATGGCCGTGGCCGTCGTGCCGAAAAATTCGGCCATCGAGGACATCTGGCGCTGCATCTGCGACAGGCCCATGGCGAGGTTGTTGCCCGCAAACCCCGACTGCACGCGCGACGTCGCCAAGCGCAGAGCCTCCAATTTCTGCGTCACGACATCGAGATTTTGGGCGATCGAGATGAAGGAACTCAAACTGGCCCGGCCGGAGGAGGCCAACTGAGTCAGCGCGCTGGCGGTATTGCTGACCGATGTGACCATGAACTGCGTCGAAGCGCGCAGATGCTTGGTCGAGTCATTGAGCTGATCGAGCTGGGAAATGGCCTGTTGAATATTGCCGGGATCGACTTGGTAGGAAAGCGAGGCAATCGTCTGACTCATGGCGTCCCCTCAATCAAGGCGCTCGGCCGCATGCGCCTTCAAGAAAAAAGTATCGAGCACGCGCACCGCATCCAACTCCCAATGAGCCAGGCGCACGTCGCGCAACTCCTGCCATGCCAATATTTCGGTCGCCGGGAGAGGGAGAAATCCAGCCTGCGAAACAGGCCGGCCCGAATTCATCTCCCAAAACCATTCCCACAGATATTGAATCTCGATCGGCAACTCGCACGCCGGCCGATCCTCGGGATGCTTGCGCCCCGTCTGACGCTCAAACGAGGCATAAGCATCAGCCAGGGTGCCGCCGTTTTTTAGGGGGCGTCGGCGCTCGAATTCGTGCTCTGCGAACCAGTAGAGTCGGTGGACGAGATCGCCAAAAAATTCGCGTCATCCACGATGAATACGCTTGCCCGCTCGAACAGCCAGACGAACCGCCGGTCGTTCCACAGCTTGCGCACATTCTCCGGTGAATACGGGAACGGCTGGCCGTCGAGGATCTTCAAACTCCACCCGCGGGTGCAGGCGCAGATCACCTCGAAATCGTCGGAGCGCGCCTCGTCCTCGGTGACCTTGATGTTGCGTGCCCGCCGATCGATGCGGCGCTCCTGCACCACCCGCATGGCGGCGCGGTATTGCTTGGAATTGCGCCCGTTGAGCAGGATGTAAATCGGCTGGCCGTCATCATCGTAAACCGGTGAGCCGGTTTTGGGGTGAATGACTTCCATTTTGGCGCCGGCTTCGGACAGTTTTTGGGTGTCGAGATCTGCGAGATCGAACATGTGTCGGCCTATCTGAAAAGGTTAAAAAATCGGCTTCGGCGCGCGACGCTTGCCGGGATCGTGAGCCGGCTGCTCGGGCACCAGACGCGCATAGAGATCGAAGCAGTTATTGCCGGTCGCCGCCACCCGCTTCTGCATGGTCATAATCAAGCCCAGCTCGACAGCATTCTGCAATTTTTTCACATCGCTTGCATCATCAAAGCACCAGCGCCATGTTTTTGTGCCGAGTTCATAATCGTCCTGCGCAACCTTGAACCAGCCCTTTTCAGTGATGCCCATGGCGATCCACTGAGCGCGGCTGTGCGTCGGCAGGTTGGGTGTGACCAACGTGCCGCCGTAATTTCGCGGGTTATACCGCGATGCACCGATTGGCATTAGACGGCCATGGAGTCTTGAATGACCACCATCGTATCGTCGAAGGCTGTCCCGGGCCCACCCAGGATCGATTGTTCGAGCGCGATGAAATTGAAGCTGCGGATGATTTGCCGGTCACTGTCGTTTTTGCTGGCGGCCATCAGCTTCACGCGCGGCAGGAAAATCTGCACAAAATCCGCGTTCGGAGCGCTCGAAGTCGTCATCATCAAAGCGAGCTGCAATTCCACTTCGTTGAGGAAGTCGGCATTCATGGTATCGGCCAGCATGAACGAGGTGAACGAGCCTTTGACGTCGAAGGTGCCCATGAACACGTTCGGGACGGTATTGCTGCCGACAACCGGATCGGCCTGGGCGGCCGCGGCGATCTGAATGTTGAACCCGGTCACAACCGCGATCGGCAGGCCTTTATAAAGCAACTTGCCATTGGTCGCGGTCAAAAGCGTGCTGGTGCTTTCGGCGGCGGCGGATGGGTATTGCTGCACGGTGCCGGCGACTTGGCTCTGGCCGATCACCCGCGCCTGGAAGGTTGCGAAGCCCGCCGCCGGCACATTGAGCGAAATATCGCTGATCCGGCAGCCGGACGAGATTTCCGAGACGCCGATATCGGAATACCATTGCTCAAAGGTCAAAGAGCCGAGCGTTTGGTTGGTGATGATTGCCGGAATCGTCAGTTTTTTGCCAACCGTCGCGACCGAGACCGTCTGGCCGGTGGTGTAAGCCACCAGCGCATCGCCGGGCGGGGCAATTGTCATGGCGTCCGCCACGACACCGGTGACCTGAAGATTTTGCGCGGAATCCACCGTGTCGGGGGACGAGTTGCCCGTCAACCGGACCACATCGCCGACCTTAAAGCCAGAAGTTAGGAAATTTTCGGTCGTGACGCTCAGCGTGATGACGCCGGTGGTGCCGTTGATCGAAAGAGTGGTGTCCGTGGCCGAGGCGATCGAGCCGCCCACCGCGAAGGTCGAGCGCATGAGATTTTGGAACAGGAGCTGGTAGCTGGCCGGCGACAGATAGCCCTCGATCTGACCCTGCACCTGACGCGGCCCCTGGCGGCTGTCGCGCATCTGCTGGCTGGGCAGAATTTCCTGGCTGTCGATTTCCTGGACCATGAGATTCAGGGTGGCAGCGGTCCGTCGCAAAAGCTGGCCGGCGCCGGTGGGAATCTGGCCGTAATTTGTCTCATTGATGACCGCTACGGTTTTTGCACTGCCGCGCGCATAGGTCAAAGATGCGGACATCGAGAAAGTCTCCTTGCTGCTTTGGCCTGCGGCACGGTGCCGTCAGGTGGGATCGATAAAGCAGCCAGACATTGAGCCGGTCGCCGCGTCACCCGAGATTTGCGACGACCGATAAATACGCGCTGCGCGCCAGCACGCTGCCTTTGACTGTCAGCACCGTGAAAACCAGAACATAATTCTGCGCGTTGACACCGGCATTCAGCCAAACGGTTATGCGCTGGTTGCCCGCGCTGAGCAGCGGCACACGGCCTTGCGTGCTATCGAGCGCCAGGTCACCAATTTCGCTCGGCGTGCCATCCTGGTGCGAGATATTGATCGATTGCACGCTGGCAATTGAATCGCCGAGCGGACCAAGCTCGGCCGACAAATCATAAAACCGGGTATCGTCATCGCCCGCCGCCATGGATGGCATTGTCGGTGGCGAAGGGGACAGGCTGATCGTGCTGGACATAAATTCCTCCTATGCGCCGCGTTGAAGAGTTGGCGACCACGCGCCTCTGGCCACAGCGCTTCCCGCGACCCCTTTGGGTAGCGATGCGACACCAACACCCATTGCCGGCGGCACAAAAGGCGCGGCCGCGCCGGTCAATATCGCCACAGATGTCAGATCCAATATTGCAAACGCACCCTGACCGCCGATCGAGAGCAAAGCCGCGCCGGATATCTGAGCGAGATTCGCATTGATGGTATCGACTGCCGCTCCTGCGCCGATCGCGCCGGCGGTTGCCGCGAGCGCGCCATTCACAATGACGTCGCCGGCACCTTGAATCACAGCGCCAGCAAGGAACGCGCCTTGCGCATCAGCCAGCACAGATCCGGCTGCCGCCAGCGCGCAGATGCTCGTCTGCACCAGCGCACCGCCGATGATTGGCCCCGCCCGCGCAACCAATGTCGCGTCGGCCGTCGAGACCAATTGGCCAACCACATTTGAGGATTCGCCTGCAGCGAGCGTGGCGCCGGCCGTAGCTGATAGGGTGCCCTGGACGCCGACCGATCCGGCGGCTGCCAAAATAGCCCCGCCGGCGATATCGAGCGCACCGCTTATGGCGACATTGGACGAGGCGGACAAAGCAGCACTCGCCGTCGCATACAGGTAGGCACCCGAATTCGACGTGGCTTGCGCCGCGAGCGTGGCGGCGACCGTTTGTGCGAGATGGCCGGATGAGGTTGGCCCGGCCGACGCCGCCAAGGATGAGCCTGAATTTTCATTCAGCGTCGCGGCGATGCCGATGGCAGCCGCGGCAACCAATGTGGCTGATGACGCGGCCGAAAGCTGGCCTGCCAAGTTCGATTGGGCGCTCGCAGCCAGCGATGCGCCAGCGGGCTGATTGAGGACACCTTGCGCACCGGTGCCACCTGCGCCGGCCAGCGTTGCGGTCGAGGATTGATTGAGCGCGCCGCCGACTTGAAGAAAAGCGGCGGCCACCAGAGTTGCGCCGGTTGTCAGGCTTAATGCGCCAGACACAGCCACAGAGCCGGCGCCCGAAAAACTGACCGTCGTGGACGCCGCCAGCGCAGCAAAATCGGCCCCGCCGGCATTTGCAGCCAAGCTCGCCGAGGCCGTCTCGGCCAGCGCCCCGATCAAGGCGACCGACGCCGCGCCGACGAGGCTTGCGCTTGACGACGCTATCAGCGACCCAGCGATTGAAAGCTGGCCCTGCGCGACCAGGGCGGCACCGGCTATTTCAGATAGCGCGCCAGAAATCGACGAGGCCGCCGCGGCCGCCAATGACGAGCTGCTGGACGCATTGAGTTGACCCGATACAACTGGTCCAGCCGCCCCAGACAGGAATGCGTTTGATGTCGCGCTTAACGTCCCTGCCGCCACCACTCCCGCGTGCGCCGATAAAGTGGCCGAATCAGTCGCAGCCAGATGACCGGCAATTGTCGATTTGGCTGTGGCCGAAAGGGTCGCGCTTGTTGTGGCGGCGAGCGTGCCGGTAATCGAACTTGGCGCAGCCGCGCCAGTCGTCCCCGCGATCGCAAGACTACCAATCCCTTGACCGGATGCTATGGGCATCTAGGACCTACGGACCCAGAAAGACTTTATAGGCCCCATTTGCCCCTGAGCCACTGAACGAATTACTGAATATATCGGAAGGCACAAGTGAGGTCTTGAGAGCCGTTACTTGGTTTGTATTGTTATAAGGATTAGCAATTACACCCTGATAACCACTATTGGCGTTTATCCTACCAAACACTGAATCTAACGCTGCGATATTGCCAATTTCGTATTGATTCAGAACAGGAGTTGGACTTGTAGCGTCTGCCGACATCAATCCTTGTAGATAGACCCCTGGAGGCAGCGTGAAAGCCGCAAAGTCAGTCGGTGCCGTAAGGGTCAAGAGACCCGACTTGCTCGCATCAAATGGTGTAGAGGCTGTCGGCTCCCAAATCAGATTCAACGCAGTTCCGGCACTATTTAGGGCGTAGAAGCCAAGTCGAACTTGACACGTCGTTGCCGGTGAGACTGGCGTGCCTGCCGTCTGGACTCCTATCGATACTTTGGTGATTGGGAAAGTACCGGTCCACAAAAACGCCAGCAAATTTGTGTTGTTTGACCCAGACAGACTGTTCGAAACATTGTTGCCATTTTCAAGAAAAAAGCCATTTCCCATACCTCCCACCATGGTTGTCAATGTGGGCTGAAAAAACTTCGAGAGTTTGCCGTCCATCAACAGGCCAGGGGTTATGACTGACGGATCAAACTGACCAGCAGCACCGAGCGCGGCCAATAGCCCCGCACTCGTGGTGCCCGAACTAACTAGCGCGGGCGGTGGAATCTCGATCGTGATGTCGCAGACATTTCCGGCGAATGTGATGGCCGATCCAGTGCTGGAATCGAGCAATTGCACCCGAGCAAGCGTGCCGGGTGATCCCGCCGTGTAGGTCCAGAGCGATAATTCCCAGGCGTAGTTGGTGCGATCTGCGATGCAAGCCACAACCTGAGTGCCACTCGTCAAGCTGGCAGTCGCGAAGGTCCGCCACGCGCCAGGGTTTTTGACGTTCGGCAAATTATAAGGGCCAGAGCCCGTGACGGTTCCGTATTCCCAAACTCTAGCGCGATACGAAATCGTCATGGCTTTGGTCTCCTATCAAGCGACTGGCGCGGCGGTGATCGTGCCGGTGACGGTTTTGAAACCGCTGATCTGCGGTGCTTTAGCGCCCGAATAGGTCACGCCATTGAGCACCAGCACAGCTTCGGGATCACCGCTTTGGATTTGGCCGCCCGAACCGCTTTGATCATTGATCACCACATTGGTCAGCGTGACCTGGCGCCCTGTGGCCGCATTCAGCGTGCTCTCCATCGAAAAGCCGAGTGCGAGGGTATTGGCCGCGCCGGCCGACACCACGATCGTGCTGCCCGTCATGTTAAACAAGCCACCATCCGGGATATCGATCACGCTACCGCCAATCTTGCCGGTGGCGTCGGCAGAGCCGGTGAATGTGCCGCCAGTCACATTCGTGGTGCCAGAGCGGCTCTTCAGCGCGTGGGTCGAGAGCGCACCACAGGTCGAAACCCAGGAATTCAACGTCACCACGCTGGTCGGGCTGCCGCCGAGATAGATTTCATGCGTGTAGCCGTCGCCCGCCCCATTATTATGGGTGTAGCCGCCGGTCAGCACCACATTATCGGCAAAGGTGAGCAGCCCATCCTGGCAACCGGTGATTTCGACGGCATTGAGCGTGAACGGTATGCCGGGAGCCATCTCGCGCACGCCGGCCGCGTTGTTGCCAAGCGAACTTGGTATGCTTGCGCCCTGAATGGTGAGGTTGCTGATCGTCACGCCGGCCACGCTCGGCACCAACACGCCTTTGTTCGAATAAGGCTGGAGGCCGGTGCAATCGATGATCGTCTTGCCCATACCCGCGCCAGCAATTGTGCACGCGGTTCCGATCTCCGCCGTGCCGACGATGGTTCCGGCTGGAAGCTGCAAGGTCGCAGCCGCCGGCGTCGCCGCGATCAGCGCTGCCAATGTCATGGCGGATTGCGGCGTGTTCCCGATGATGCCGCCAGTCACCGAAGTCAGCGTCGGCGCCGGTGCCGCGATCGGCTGCGCCGGGATCGCGCTCTGTGGCAGCCAAGTCATATTCGCGCCATTGCTGTTGAACAGGCTGGTCAAGTAGTTGGCCGTGCCGGTGCCGCGCGAATTGGCCGCATCCGCGTTCGACCACCATGGGATGTCGTTTACCAGGAACGAATTGATCCACATGCCATTCAGGCCATTTCCTGAGCCGATAATCTCGACACCGGTGAGGCCGGTGAAATCACCCTTCAGCGTGAAGACTTGGCTTCCGGTCATCACCTCGCCGACATCCGAGCTGATCGTGAGCGGGCCGGCGATGGCGGTCTGAGTCGTGCCCTGGTTGATGATGACGATGAACTGATTGACCACACCGCCGGGATTATTGGCGACCGACATCTGAATCGTATCCGGGCCCGTCCCGAGCGTCACCGGTGCGCCGCCGGTAATGCCGGAGGGCATTGCGAACGGATACGCCTGGCTGGCGGTCGTGCTCGTCGTCGTGGTGCCAGTCGTCGAGCCGGTTGAACCGGTCGTTCCCGCAATACCTGTGCCCCCAGCGATCGCGCCGCCACTGCCCGATGTCGAGCCGGCTGTCGAGGTTGAGGTCGAACTGGTGACAGCGCCGCTTGCGACAAGGGCCGCAGCGTCATTCATGATCGCCGCCCAACTATCTTCCGTAAAGGTAACCGTGATCTGTGGCATGATTTTTTCCTGTCAATCTATAAAGCGTTGCGTAAAAGCCAAAAAAATTGCCGCACGATCAGGTAAAAGACCGCGCAGAAAAAAAGCATCGCCAAAGCTGCCCGCACGGCCGCCTCGGTGGACTCCGGCTGACCATCCCCTTGCTTCTGGCAATGATCGGGCTGCACCAGGACAGCCAGAACACGGCAAAGGACACAGCCCCAGGCTTTGTGCTGCATGCGCGCACGATCTGCATGCAGGCTGACAGTCTGGTTTCTCTCGCCGCCGAGGAAGAGCGCGTTCAACAGGCAATCGAGCTGATAGCCTGCCGTATCCGCCCAAAACCATACAGCGGCGAGAAACTTCATGGCCAAGTCTTAAGCATTGCCATCCGTGACGGAGTAAGAACTAACCGACACCGATTGGTTGAGAGCGATCGACGTGTTGTTCAACACGAGGTCGGTCGTGACATTGCCCTGATGCACGCAGTTGGTGCCGGATGGATCGTAAATCCGGAAGCTCGCCGCGGTGCCGGCCGCCGAAGCGGTCCCGGCCCAGGTGCCGTTGAGCGATGCGACGCCCGACGCCACGGCCAGCGCGTTCATTGGAAGCTGCATGGTGCAAAGCAGACCAGAAGGGTCGGAGGCGGCGGCATTTGCGGGCTCGGCGCCGGAGAAGATTTTCAAGGTCGGCGGCGCATAGGTCCACGTCACAGTGCCATCGGTTATGCTTGTGCCGGTGCCGGTCGGGCCACCGGAAGCGGCGGACGTGCCGGCCGCGGTCACGCGATAGGTATTGCCACCATTGATGACCGTTTGCCCAACCGTGTAAGCGGTCGAGGCCGTCCAGCTCCCATTCGTGGTCAAAATCATCTGAGCCAGATGCTGGCTGGCGCGGGCGGTCCGCAAGCCGGTCGAAAACTGAAATGCCATGGTGGAATCCTCTGTTCGCGGGGTTTCGTCTCATGGCCTGCTACATTCAGCCGGTCGCCGCATCATCCTGTTTCGGGTTCGTCGCTCAGCCAGCGCACAATGACAGGCACGGTCAGCCACCCATTTGCTTCATTGGCCGCCATGGCCGAGGCGCCATTGATCGTCACCGTGCGGCCGCTGGTAAGCGAAAAACTGACATGCCGGTTGAAATAAGCCACCAGCGCGCTGGCCACAGCGAGCGCCGGCGCTTTGCCCTGTCCCACCGGCCAATTGACGGTGATGGAATAAGCCCCGCTTTCCACCATCAGGGTGTTGTCGCCCAGACCGGCGGGCGCGCGGGAATAAGAGGCCATCGTCGGCGCCAGATAAGGCCGGCCGGCCGTGGGCACATAGACCACGCCTTCCCAGGCGATATCGAGCGGTGTCACAAATTCGCCGAGATAGGTATCGAAAGCCGATGATATGAGATCGATCGACATTACAGGATGTTCGCCTGTTCACCGATCATCATCGGATTTTTGCCATCGATGACCCATTGGGTCGCGATCTGCGCGATCATCGGCATTTCATTGATGGTCTGCTCCATCATATGCCGGCCTTTCTGATTGTAGTGCCGCCCCAAGCTGTCTTCGCCGACAAACCCATACTCGATCCGGGCCGCATAGACGGTCGGATTGACGATATAGAACGGCGTGTCGAGCGTGAGCTGCGAGACGGCTTCGATGCTGGAATCCGAGCGCACGGTTCGGACATTTGGTTCGAGAGATATGGTCCAATGGGCGCGCAGATAGCCGGTATCGACGGGTGTAAGCGCCTGCACGCGGGCGAGTGCGAGCAATGCGGTCGCCTGATAGGCTTCGAGCATCTTTTCCTTGGCCGCCCGCGTCCATTTGTCGACCTGGACATCGATCGGCTCATTGAGCGAGTCAGCGCCCGACATCATAGCCGCGCCTGCAGGTCGTAGCGCATCGGAACGCCCATGATGAAATACGGCATGACCCCGATGACGGAATAGGTTTGCCCATTGAAAATGATTTGATCGGTCGCCTTCGGCGCAGCGCCGAGAGTATAGGCCGCGAGCGTCACGCGCAGATCGCCCATGATAACCGCTGATCCATTGACCAGATTGATCGGCATGCTGGCGATAACCGCATAGACCGACTGATCAGCCGCAAAATTGAAGCTGACCGCCGTGCCGGCCGAGTAGGCGGTCAGCAATGGCTGGGCCAGGGAGATGCTGACAAATCCGGCCGGTGTCGCCGGCGCGTTACCGGCCACGGTATAAGCTGCGCCGTTGAGCACAATCTGATCGCCCGCCAAGAGCTGGCCACTGGCCGCGGCGGCGATATCGACCACCTGCGCACCGCTTGCGGCGCCGGTCGCCAGCGTGGCGTTCTCGACGGTCGGCGGATTGACCAGCGGCGCCGGGCCGGTGCCAGGCGCTATGCGGCGCAGCGTGATCAAAGTGCCGCGCTGGTTAACCGCGTTCGCGTAGGACATCGCATATTGATTGGTCAGAACGCCGCTCATCAGGGCATCGCAAAAATCTTGCGGTAAGGCTGGATCAGCGCCATCGCCGCACGCGGGATAGCACCCGCACCTTCAGGCCAATAAGAACGGCTCATGACACCGGAGAATGATTCATTGCTGACATTCGGATCGACGGCTTGCGAATTCACCATAGCCTTGGCGGTGAGCAAAACGGCTTGGGTGATCGATCCAGGGATCTGCGCGGGCAAATATCCGGCGTTGTATGTCACCTGAAGATTGCTGTTCCCACGCGGAAATACCTGCCCGGACGTGTAGAATATCCGGGTTTTATCGAAACTCACCTGCGTCATGTCGATCGGGGTTTGTGGCACGCCGTTTCCAGCCCCCCAAACATTGAGCTGCACCCCGGCCGTCAATCCTGAAATGACATTGATTGCGGCCACATTGTTAATCGGATTGAAAGTCGGAAAAATGAATGGCGAGCCGGTACCACTCACATTTTCGACATACCCTTGACTGGTCGGATCAAATCCCAGCGCCTGAATGATCGCATCAGAAGCCGCCGTCAGAAGGCTGGTCAAGCTGAGTGCATCTGACGGCGCTGTGTCTGCCAGCCAGTTTTGGACTTGCTGTAAAGTCGCGAGCTGGCTGGCCATAAGTCTCAGCCCCCTGCAACCGGCGTCGGATCGGGCGGCGGCTGCGATGGCGGTGTCTCAGCGACCGGCGCGGGTTCAACCACGGGGGCAGCTTCCGCAACCGGCGCGATCACGTCGGATTTGATTTTGCCCTCGGCCACAAGCTGGTCATAGCGTTTCTGGATGAAGTTGAAACTCATCCGGCCGTCGACTTTGAAACCCGCCGCATTCATGTGGGAGATCAAAACCGCCTTGTCTGCCTTTTCGATTTTGGTATCAAAAAGCGCCTGCACTTCATCTTTGCTGATCTCGACGAAATTCAGGGCCTTGATCAGATATTGGTGGAGATGTGCCGGCAGGCTCTCGACTTCCAGAATGCCATCCTGCACAAAATGTTCGACACCACCCAGAGATACGGATGTCACCGATCCAGGGGCCTTCAACGTTACGATCGGCATGTGATTTCTCCTGTTTTCGCGCGTTTAGATGAATGAAGGGCGCCCGCTTATGCGGACGCCCCACACGATCAGATCGGCGAAAGATTGGTGATGACGCCGAGCGACGGCGTAAAGTAATGCTGCAACACCTGGTCCGAATAGACACCATAGAATTGCGAGCGACTCACTTTTGGCCATGTCGTTTGATAATAATCTCGCCGACACTTAATACGCATCGTTTGGCTGATGCCGTTCGATGGATACGGAAGCGTATCGGTTGAGAAAAGCACAGTCCCCGGCACCATGTTTGGATGCAGGACGATCGGGATTTCGGTCGGACCACCGGACATCGCAAACGGGTTGAGATATCCTTTGGGCATACCGCCGCCGACAATCTGGCCTTGCTGCACGTTGAAAACAAACCGTGCGGCGGAAGCCGAGGTCTGACCTGCAAGGATTTTCTTGCGAATCCAAACCATTTCCTGCGAAGAGACGTGCATTTCGCTGGGCGAAAGGCGCAACTGATCCCAGAAATATTGCAAGGCGGTATCAAACTCGACCACACCACCATCGCCGTCAGCGGTGAGGCCCTGACCCGGTGTTGCGCCGAAGTAATAGGCGTTGTTGGCGGGATTGCCGGCAAAACCAAGAAGGCCATCATGCACCAGAAGATTCTGGCTGTAGTTGGCCCCACCCGCAATCGATGCCGCGGTCTGCAAACCGATATTGGTGGCGGGCAGAGCCGTCAGATTGATCGCGGAAACACGAGTGACGCCAGCGAAGACTTCCGCACCGACCGCACCCGCAAACCAAGCATAGCCATACGCGCCCTGCATCGGATTGATCGAGGCATAGACCGAGTTGGTCGTGCCGGCCGAGACGGTCACGGTCGCATTGGCGGATTTGGGCGCACAGCCACCGTTGAAGGTGGTGGTGGTGCCGTCCGCGTTCGCGCGCGTGCCCTGGGTGACAATCCCGGTGGAGCTGGAATTACCCAGGCCGTCATAGGTCAGCGCCACGCAGATCACGGACACAACGGCGCTGGCACCGATGGTGCCGCCGGTCGCTGATGCCGCCAAAGTCGGCGTGGTGGTGGTGGGCAGAGCGTAGCTCGCGTTCGAGCCAAGGATGATTTGCTCTTCCGAGATCATCGTAGCCTGCAGCAGAGTTTTGGTCGCACGCGCCATCACGTCATCATAGCCGGCGCCAGCCAGAACCGCTTCATCGGTGATCGAATCTTCGAGGCCGATGGTGCGATACGAGGCATAGAAATCCTCGGTCTGGACAGCGATCACGCCACCACGCACACCCTCTTGAACGCCGGGGTTTACGTTGGTCTGGTTGATGGCCCGAACACCCCTCCAGTTAGCTTGCGTGCCGGTACCACCCGTGACGCGCGGGATCTTGTTGCGCAGCGGGGTGAGCACCGGATAGAGGTCTTTGGCCACCGGTTCGAGGTCGTAGTTGGTAAGGCCCGAGGTCGGCGAAGTGGCTTGCTGGAACGTCGCTTTCGCGAGCGCATTTGAGTCGGATTTGGCGAGTGCTGCTTGCAGCATCGCATAAACGTCATCAGGCATGATTGCACCTTGTGAGTCAGTGCCGGTGCCCAGCGGCGGTTATGGGCAATCCGGGTGCTCACACCGGGCATTCGAGCGGCGGCGCATGGCCGCGAAACACGCTCACACCAGATATTTTGTCGGTCGCCGCGACAATATAAATTTGCGTCGCCGCGATTTAGGCAAAGAAAAACCCCCGGCTTTCATCGGGGGTCTCGTTGTCAATTCAAAAATCAGGATTGGATTTTAGCTTGATTTTTGCATGATCTGTTTGATTTTATCGACCGCCGCCTCATCAGGATCACGCTTGCGCATATCCTCCGATTGCGATGTGGAGGCAGCCGCAGCGCCGGCACCATCCTGGCTTTTGGCAAGTGCGACAGGCACTTCCGCGATATTGCCTTTGGGAGTGGTCGGCTGTGCGAGCAGATCGCGCACCATTTTTTCCATGTCGTTGAAGCGTTTTTCAAGCTGCTCTTTTTCGGCGCCGATCTGCATGGCTTTACCCAATGCTTCGCGCACCGCGCCGCCAACAGCGGGGTCGAGTTTGTTCAAGGCGTTCATCACCTGCTCGGCACTCTCGACCTTGGCCAAGCCGCCGTTCTCGACCGCTTTGTTGGCCGGCTGACCCGCACCCGCACCGCTCCCGTCGCCTTGCGGCATCGACCCGTCATTACCCTCATCGGTCGCGGTCGAACCATCGATCGGCTCATTCGTGCCCTCGACCATTTGGCGGATATGATCGAGCTGCACGAGGGCGAGCGCCAAAATGCGGCCCAGCACTTCAAGCGGGTCTTCATTGGACTGGTCCGGCAGCGCGCCGCCGCCATCGCCGGTACCGTCGCCGGAGCCGTCGCCGGTACCATCGCCCGAGCCACCACCCATCGCACCGCCCGCACCCGCGTTCGGATCGTTCTGGCCGGGCACCGCTTTGGCCAACCCGTCATTGCCAAAGAATTTCGAGAGCGATTCACTCGACACACCACCCAATTCGAACATTGCCGCACCAGTGGTCAAAGCGCCTTCGGCCAGCATTTCGGGGTCGGTCGCAAATTTCCGCAGCTCGTCGGGCAACCAGCTTTTGGCGACGATCGCGTGCTCCGCGCTGTCCGGATAATCAGCGTGCGGGATGATAACGAGATGCATGCCCTCACCCAAATTATCAGGGTCTTCATCCTCGCCGAGCGGATCGACATGCTCATTGACGGCCGCGCGCAGGGTCAGCTCAGCCATGGCGACGAGATGATCAAGCATTTCGCTGACTTCGGCGCTGGCCGGATCGGACCGTTCGCCAGGCTCTTTCTGCCCGACATAATCCAGGCCTTCCTGAATGCAGTGCACCTTATCGGTGATGCTGGACACCAGATTGGCGATCATGCCGACCGCGCCCATACCCTTGAAAAGCGGCACATCCAGCGCGCCTTCGGATTCCAGCTTGCCGAGCAGATCATCGGCCAGCGCGTTATCCTGCTTTTCAAGCTCACCTTGGGCGGCGGCCGAAAACTGGCTGAAGGTTTTGGCGAGCAGATCGCCGCGGTTGTCGGCGTCCGAATTCATAATCGCCTCGACGCTTTTCTGCAGCGTGGCGACCATTGGCTCAATGGTTTCAAACATCGTGGTGTCCTTCTTGCTCATGTGTTTGCCGCTAAGAGCCAGAAGCAGCCTGGCACGGTGGCGCTTCCCGGCGGCGGCCCGCCGGCGATGCCCAGTTTCTTTTGGAGCCGGATAGAGAGACTTGACGCGGCGTTCGAGGCCGTAGGCCGTGAGACCACTTGTGGGTGACGCGGACTGCGAAAAGGTCGCGCTTGCACCGCCCGATCCACCCCCTGCACTGCCGCCACCGCCTGATCCACCTGCTGCTCCGCTCACGATTAAAGCCCCGAGCCTGATCCACTAGGATTCGGTCGCCCCGGCAACGTCGATGAATTGCCCGACGCTGCATTGACCGCATTGGCGCCCAAGCTGCCGGCGACACTGCCGGCCAAGCTGCCAAGGGGCTCATATTTTTGACCGAATGCACTTCCGACCGCACTGCCAATTGCATCACCTGCAGTGGCAGCGGCGGCCTGCCCAGGCACAACGGGCTTGCCGGGCGCGGCTGCAACCTTCTGGCCCATGATCCGGCTGACCTGCTCGGGCGGATACCCGGCGAAGGCTTTGTAGCCAAAATGGCCCAAAGCTTCACCGAGCGCGCCACCAATTGTCTCACCTAAAAAATGACCCGCCACCTTACCAGCGGCTGCACCGGCCTCAGTGCCAATACCCGGCAAAATATCAGTTCCGATAAATGCGCCTGCTGCCGAACCAATGGCACTCCCAATCTGGCCGCCAGGACCTTGCGCTACCGCGTTGGCTATGCCTTGTGTAGCGATCTCACCAGGCGTTGTTTTCCGCCCATAACTACCACCGCCTAGGGCGTTGGAAACACCGTTGTAAAGCGCGCTTCCAGCCAACCCGGAAACAAGCCCAACTCCACCGACACGTGCCACATTTTTGAAAGTTCCACCAAGAGTCGGCGCTTTCACAGCGGCGTATATTTTGTTTGGCCAAAATGTCGCTGGTAGTTTTGGCGCTCCAGTCAATTTTCGTCCGAGCGCTCCAACCAAAGCGCCAGCGCCAACCTCTGCAGCCACAGCCGGGATTTCCGCTGACGCTTTGTATTGCGGAACTGTCTGTTGGCTGGCGAGACCGATGCCGCGCTGGATATGTCCAGAGATTTCGCGGCGCGCGGCTGTGCGCAGATCGAACGGCGCGAACTGAGTCGCGCTGCCAACCGTCGCACCGATCGCGTCACGCTCGATATCGCGGCCGAATTTCGACGCTTTGGGCGTGCCGCTTTGGTTCTGGTTCTGCCCAGGAACGCTTGCCCGCTTCATCAGGGCGTTCAAATCATCCAGGTCGTCGCCGGACAGGACAAAATCGGCCTTGTTGTTCTTGTTCCGCTCCGCCTCGATCTCGGCATGGAGCGAGCGCGAGAACGTCATCGGCGATGCTTCACGCAGGGCTTGGCGCGTGACGTCTGTGCCACCGTTCGAGTGACGAATAATGGCGCGGCGGGCGATATCCATCGATTTTGGCAGATCATAGCCGGTCGCCTTATAAACTTGGCGGGCCATGACATCGAGCGCGGCTGAAAGAGTCGCTCGATCCGCCGAACTGGTCATCCCGAGACTGCGCGCGATATGCCCGACTGATGCCTCAGCCGCATCGGCCGAGGTGTCATCGCTCCATGGCGCTTCGCCAAAATCCTCTTTGCGGGATTGCTTCGTGTTCGCAGATCCGCCACGATTGGCATTTGGGCCAGGGCTATCCTTGCCCACCTTTTCGTAAATGGGCGCAAGGGAGGGCGCGGGAATCCGGCGCACATGACCGACAGTGGCGATTGCTTTTTTCAGAAGCATTTGCTGAGCCGGGCTTTGCGGTGGGGATTCTGAGACAATTTTTTCAATCGCGCCATCAAGCGCCGCCACAGCCTCTCCACTATCGTTTGAACCAAAATCACTCTGATCCGGCAGAATGCCGGTTCCCGCTTTGGCACCGTCATGGCGATAGCCGGTCAACAGCGAATAAGCCGCGCCTGATTTGAGAATACGTCCCTGATTGGAGAAAAGGTCGCCAAGGGCGGCGTAGATTTTATCTCCTTCCGGCCCACCTTTAGACAGGTGTTGGTTGGTGAATTTATTCTTGAATGTGCCGGCTGCGCTATCGGCGGTGTTGTCATTGTTGTCGCGGAACTGGACACTCATGCCAGGGCCCGCGACGGTCGTGATTTTATTGATTTTGAAAAGCGCCTTGATTTGGCCATCGATATTCCGGGTTTCGTCTTCATTCAAGAACCCGGCATCACGCTGGCCATTTGGTCCTGCGGCGGCATTGTTGTTCTCGTAGAGCCTTTTCAAATCCGAGACTTTTGAGAAGCTGCGCAGGGGAATTTCGCCTT